GGCTAATGTTTGCTTTATTTCTAGTTCTCCTTCTTCAAGTTCACGTGCATTTTCAAAATACTCCCACGCCATCATCGCCGCTTCAAATAGAGAGGTCATTCTTTCACCTTATAAAACTTCTTGGAACCCATCCGTATTAAGTCCGCAATACCGTTCTCAACAAATCTGTTTAAGGTACGACCTACTTTGCCCTCGCTTGCAATCCATTCCCTTGCAATAGTCTTTGCCTGAACGGGAGTTTTGGGGTGAGAAAGTAGATACTTCCACACCTTCTCTTCAAAATTGGTCATCTCAATTGCCACTGTTCTTCTCCTTAACTCTTAAGTTTTAGGCCGTGTTCAGCCAATGCGTTAACAATATTATTGAGGGTTATTTTTCCAAGGTTTGGTATTTTTCTTAAGTCGTAAGTATGTTGATTACACAAGTCACCAATTGTATGTATACCTTCTGCTTCTAAACAATTCATTGCCCTGACATCTAAATTTAAATCTGTAACCGAATAGGAAAATAGTTTGCCCTTGTTGTTTCTTGTGTTTATCATAGCGTCTGCCATCATATACGCAGATCTAGCGCATATAAAATCTGAGTCATTATCAGAATCCCCTACGTAGATTCCATCTACGTATTGACTAGCCAGTATCGTCTGCATAGCCTTCGCCGCAAAGTAATCCCGCAGTGACATACCCGGATTGTCTGCGCTTGGAAATGCTAAGCCACCATCATCAATATCAATAGTAACAATCATAGTCTAGTGCCCCCACCTTTGTTTCTGTTCGCACAAGGCCACACTTGTTTCAGCGCATCGGTAACTAACATATCTGCGGTCTTATGGCGTATACCGGGATTGGCTTCGATATAACTCTTTGCTACATCCCTGACCTGACCATTGGTTACACCTGATGGAGGGCAACTAAAGACGTGCTGTTGGGCATCGCTAACCCCTGCCACATACCCAAGGGCAAACATCCTTTGAACTACCTCATCGCTATTCATTCTTGATAACAGGTCGTTACCGGTAAGAAACTCAGCGCTCGCCATACATGGTACGAACAGTAGACCCACGATTAGTTTTTTCATATTTTCTCATCCTCATCTAGTTTCTCAAGTTCCGTTTCGTAAGCCCTGGTTAGATCCAATACATTTTCTTTGCGACGCATCCATTCATAGTTGTACCTAAAGTTTCTGCGTTTTATTGGATCAAATTGAATAATCTTTTTGTTCATGTCAAACATCAACTTTAATAATCTTTCCCGAAACTGCTGTGGGTCTATGTCTAAAAGATTTAGATAGCTATCAGAATGTTGGAACAAAAAGTAAATTGCAGAGATTGCCTCGTCTGTGGGTATACGTATCCTTCCCATTCTGCGGGGTTTTGATTGCGCATCTTGAATTGCTAGGGCTACAACTGCGGCCAGCAACCTACGATTAGCAGTGCCCTGAGCTTTGTAATCTAGTTCGTATAGCATTTGTTATCCTTTATGGAAAAACAATCTTTCTTACTTTGGTAAGACTCCTTGACCACTTAAGAATTAATTCATGTTCTCTTTGGGTTTTAAAAGGCCATGCCAACCTAATCATTTCGTAAGGTACATCATTTAGAGGGTAAGTAACCTCTTCAACTTTAGGGGTTTGTGGTTTGGTGGTTTTTGCATCTTTCATGATTTGATCCTTATGGTTTGTACTTTGGCATACAACTAACATCGACCGGCGCCGGAACCATAATTCCATTTACTTTGCGCCTGGAGTTTATGACTATCGGACGCATCCCCATGCTTTCGCATTCCTGCACTGCGGTAGCAACCTCTGCCCGAGACATAACATGGGTCTCCTTGTCAACAAGCAGTCTGGTATTTCCATCTGTGCTTCTTTCCCTGTCTTGATATGGTGCGGTGCAACCCACCAAAACAACAACAAAAGTTATCAAATATCTCATGTTGGCTCCTTTGTTTTCTGACGCTTCTTGATTGCTGGCAACCCGACCCGATCAGCGCTTCGTTCCTCCATTAACCGGTCAGCAAAGTCATATGCTTTGGAGGCAACAGATTCATTCGGTATGCCACGAATAATCAATCCCATGGCGCACAGACCCGCAAAAACATCCCTCAAGGTTTCCTGTTCCTCTTTCATTTTGACACCAATAATTTAACCTGCTCATGCAAATGTGCCCCAAGATCTCTGCCGTTAACGGCAACCATTTGAGCCTCTTTGCAGTCGTAAATTACTTTTGCGGCATCATCTAAGGCTTTGTTGTACCCAGCCTTATAGACATCGTTATTGTTTACCAAAAGATCAATGGCGTTACGAATCATCTCCGACGCCTTGCGTTCCTTTGCCAGCTGCTTAAGTTTGTTGTGATGATCCTCTGGTATGTACACAGAGTACGGGATTAACTTCTTTTGTTTTTCCATTTTAAAAAGTCCTTATTAATTCGATCTAAATGATTTCTTGCCTCTTGGTTGGTTTTCAGTTCCGAACGAGACGCAACTCCTGTGGCGTTTCTTAACCAATCAGTGGCCTCCTTTTCATCAGGAACAAAGATCTGATCATCCTGGTGTAGCCACTCCCAAAAGTCCTTATCTCTACAGAGAAGTCCAGCAAGACGGACAGACTTCTGGCCACCATGCTCATCCTCTCTTTGCAGGGGTTGCTCGTCACCATTTAATCTAACCATCACGACCTGATATCTTGCCCCAACAAAATCCCTAAGAAGGTCATCAGGGATATCGTCTGGATGGATGCACAGGGTCAGGATATAACCTTCCTTGTTCTGCTTAAGCGCAACCTTTAAAGATTCAAATTGAAGTGTTTTCAAAATGGCACATCCTCATCATCTTGAGGTGGGGGTGGTGGAGCAGACCTTGACTTTGGAATATACGGCTCTCCAACCGCCAAAGAAACACATTTTTTATTACCTAAATTTAAATGCCACCCAGATACGCTTACTTGAACCAGTCCTTCGGGAGTCGAATACTTCTCCATCAAAAGGTTTAGTAACCCACGCTCTATGTATAAAATGCCCTTAACATCAGGCTGCTTGTCATATTCCTTTTTGCTGTCGTTAGGCCACAGGGTTGCCTTGTTAGGCCAGGGTTTGTTTTCGTAAGCCATCATTGCTCCTTAAACTTGTTTTTAGTTTTGGTGAACTCTTCCATGAGTGACTTGAACCATTCCGGATCACGACTCTTGGCCTCATCAAATAACACTTTGTTGGTTTTAAATACCGCCATGACATCCGCATCCGATTGCGCAAATCCTAGCGCGGTTGTAGCTCCTGCCCATACGGCATCAAACCATGCCGACTCATTGGCGTCAGGTTCCATTGTGATTAAGATACCCCAACTTTGATTTGTTGTAGGCTTTTCGGAAGAAACCGGATTCCCGCCAGAAGTTTTTGGTTTAACTACAGGCTTGGGTTCTGCCTTAGCCTCTTGGTTTCCTGTCGTAGCATCCAAAGCATCATGCTCAACAATCTCTAATGCATTAACGTACAGATACCTACGAAGGTAAGAGATCGAGGCGCCAAGGTTTTGCACGGGATGGCACCCTTTAAGTTCAGCTGCTGCCATTGGCGCCTTGAATACAATCTGCTCGGCAGGCATCTCAATGTTATGAACAGTTAGCGTAGCGGATTCACTGTCGCAAGAGAACACCGCAGTCAGACCGGTATCACTAAAAATATTCTGAACCGTGGGCAGAAAGTCCTGCAACTCAAAGTATTCGTATCCAGCAAACTTATTTTTGCCTGACTTTTTTAATTCTTTTCCTTGTAACGCCAGCCTAGCAATCTGGAGTTTCTGATATACATTCATTTAGTTACCTCTATTAGTTTGTCTAAATAATGGCTTGCTTTATATAAATCATCTACGCCACCCTTCTCCTTGTATCTTGTGACGTACTTCACAATGCACCCCTCTAGATATCCAAGTTCATTGGCTACGATATAGTCCCAAGGCTGGATATTTTTATTGATGTAATGGCGCCCACCAATCTGTTCCTGATTGGCCAGGGAAGGTATTTCCATCTCTCTAAGCTGGTCTATAGTCATACGATCTCCAAATAAGCATCAGCCAAAGCCTGCGCCTGCTGAAGAATTACCACGGCTGCGTTCTCATAACTATCCCTATTGGCAGTCATGTCCATGTTGCAAGATAGCGCCAACATAAAGTCGTAAATTAATTCACTCCTCGTTTTCATTTTCTCTCCTGATATTCGCGCCACTGCTGGCAACGATGGTTAACTGGGCAGAAACTTTCACACCGAGTGCGACTGCCCGGACGCATCTCGATCTCATAACCATTACCGGCCTTCTCCAAGGCGGCATTGGCTTCTCCTTCAGACCCATGGACAGACTTAGCCCGGATACCGCCGGTCTTCTTGACAGCCCACATGGTTGGTTTTTCCCACATCTCTTCTGGCGTGCATGGCGGGACATCGCTATCAGACTCAATGGCAAACTCCGTCTCGGCATGGGCGTGTACCCGTGCAGATACAAAAGCCTCCCGTTCCTCAAAAGTCCATAGCCGAATTGGAATCTCTTTAATTGGAGCCTCTGGATACCCCTCTTTGATACCCGCATCTCGACGGCTCCAATCACGGATGATGGCTACGATGCCAAGGTCAGATACCGGCTCACCCTTAACCTTTTCCACCAACCACGCATAGATATTGAGTTGTTGCTCCCACTCAATCTTCTCGTTCATAACTGCCCAAACCGAGACGGTTTTGTAGTCACGGATCTGTATGCCTAATTCCCCTACAATTTGTAGGTCTATTGCACCAGAGATCTTATAGCCGTCAATCTCTGCATGAAGGCGCTCCTCGACCCTGTGGTTATCGTCCTTGCCATGCTCCAAGACGCTATGGACGGCTGATCCAAAAAGGCTCCAGACCATCTCGGATACATCTTGCTCCAACTCATCCTCAAACTTCTTAGACAGGGCTACGATCTTGGGGCTGTTGATTAACTGGGTAACCGACAGGTTAGCCTTACCTTTAGAGTAAGTAGGACGTTGCAGGACATTAATGAACGTCTGTGGAATATTGAACTTGTTTGTTAGTTTCATTTGATACCTCCTAGCGTTATGAACTATGCGCTTAATTTTTTTAGATGTCAATAGGTCATTCCCATTTTAATACATCTATTGTAAAATTCTAACTTGTAACAGGTGAACAGGTGACCAATGATCCAACTTCTACTTTCTTTTCCCCCAAGCGTGAACCATTACTGGGGTCAGCGTGGCAACCACAGATTCCTTGGAAAGCGGGGTAAAGAGTTCCGTCAGGAGGTGGCAGAAGCCTGCCTAGATGGGGATATAAAGACCATGTACGGGCGCCTAGCCGTCCATGTGGCGCTCTTCCCACCAGACCGCAGGAAGAGGGATGTAGACAATATCCTTAAGCCATTACTGGACGCCTGTGAACACGCTGGGTGCTTCGTGGACGACAACCAGATAGATGAACTTCACATAATCCGGCAAGAAGTCAAAAAGGGCGGTGCTTGCACCATCCTGATTCTTGAGATCTAGAGCTGCGCCATACTTCGGAGTTCTTTGATATCAATACCGGACAGCATTTCCTGTTCGATATCCTTGAGCTCCTTGATTGCCTCTTGCTTTTCTCTGGCCGTCATATCCGCCGCTAGGGTGATCCTAGATATCTCCCTGCGGATCTTGGAAAGATTTTGAGTAATCTTGTTCGTGGCTTTCTGTAGGCCAACTCGGTTGATGTTCTTCTCGTCCGCCAAGAACTTTTCAATATCATGGGGGCTACGAGCCTTGAGGTCGTTCATAGTATTGACAGCCTCGGAAACCGCATCCCGAAGGACATAGAAATCATTCTTAAGCCCTGTCTCATACTCCCTACGGACGAAGCCACTGGTACCAGGGATGGCCGCAAACGCCTCCCTAGTCGTCATTTCTGGCCGTGGTACGGACGGATCGCTGTGGAGGATGCCGTTGGTCAGGAGAAGCGACAGCCCTCCTACAGAGCCAAACATACCCCGAATTAGGTGATCGGCGTCAATCGGGGATATCAGTCCGGTATTTCCCAAGGCCTTAGCAAACTCCGAAGTCGAATCATTGAACTGCCGTGCGGTATCCAGCCCCTTTTGGTAGGTTCCAATAAGTGGCCTGCCTTGGAAGAAATTGTAGTTAATGCCGACTTCGACCAAAGGCTTGACAGCCTGAGGTACCACGGTTGGGCTGAAGAGGGAATTGGCTAAAGCCGATTTCATGGAGTCCCTGAACTTACGGCCATCCGCAGATCCCTGATTC